ACACGGTCGAGTTCATCCGCACGGACCCGGAAACCTTCGATTTCCTCCTGCACCTTCTCGCTGGGCGCGAATGGAGGTAGAATGGGGGTCTGATGATTCGCCTGAAGATGAAAAGCTGCGGAGCCGTGGTCGAGATAGAGCACCTGCGCGTGCTCAGCGTCGAGGCCGACGGCTCCGACGAGTTCAGGGGTGCTATCAGGGGCCAGATGGAGTCTCTGGTCGACATCCTGCGCCCGCCGGTCGATCACGACCGGGACATCGTGCTGTGGGAGCGGCTCAAGGAGTCGAAGTGGGGCTCTGATTTCGTGCTACTCGCGCACGAGCCCCCACAGGTGCCCGCTGGCGTCATCAACTGACCGGTACTCGATGAAGCCGCCATCCTGGCGGATCTGATCCAGCCCAGTCTCTCCACAGGCCATGTACCCGGCGGTCAGGTAGCGCTGGACCTGAGTCACCGCTCCAGGCAGGTCGACACGCACCGCCCGGAGGACGGCGCCCTCGCGGGTGAAGCCAGCATGTCCGGCCGGGACGGTGCCCGGCAGGTCGTAGATCTCAGGCGCGGTGGTGAAGATGAGGGGCATTATCATCAGCGCCTCCTGCGCTAAATATCGGGCCTTCAGTGGTTTGTGTCAACCTGGAATCTGGTTGGATGCTTCCAGGGCGTCCAGCAGCTCGGCCGCTTCGTCTGGACCCAAGTTGAAGACGGCCAGTGCTGCACCGGTCGTGCTGATCTGGATCACCGGTGTAGGTGGATAGGTGAGGAGAGCGGTGTTGAGAGCTACCACAGCGCTTCCGTACTCAACGGGGCCGAGGCGCCACCCGGTGTCGTCGTCTCTCTCGACGAGCCGAAACACCATGTCGGGAAGATAACACCGGACGGGGACCGCCGCAAGGTCAAACTTGCCAAACCGGCGTCCGGGTGCTATCTCTAGAGTAGGAAACGACATCTGGCGCATGAGCGCCTCCCAGGAGGGAACGATGGCAAAGCTGGAGCGAGAGGTCGAGAGCCTAGAGGGCGTCGACGAGCGGTTTCATGGTCTCTACGCAGAACAGGACGGGAAATTCGTGTTGGACGGTGACATCTTCGAGGGGTTCGTTCCGGCCGACGAGGTCGAAGGGCTCGCGAAGAACAAGGACGAGATCCTGAGCGAGCTGCGGACAGTCCGGGGGAAGCTCAAGGAGGTCATGCCGGACTACGAGCGGATGCAGAAGGAGGAGGAGAAGAGGCGCGAGGAAAAGGCTCGCGCCGAGGGCGACTTCAAGGCGCTGATGAAGCAGACCGAAGAGAAGTATGCCAAGATCCTCTCCGACAAGGACAACGAGATCCAATCCATCACGAATCACCTTGTAAATGAGAAGGTTACGAAGACCGCCACCGAGGCGATCGCGAAGGCGAAAGGCTCGGTGACTGTGCTGCTTCCTCACGTCGAGCGCTCCTGCCGGTGTGTGCGAGATGAGGAGAGCGGCGACTGGCGGGTCGAAGTCCTTGGGAAGGACGGGAAACCCAGGCTCACGCCAGGGAAAGGCAATTCCCTCATGTCCATCGACGAGCTGGTGAAGGAGATGCGAGACTCCGACGAGTTCGCGATGTGTTTCGAGGGCAACGGCGCGACAGGGGGAGGGTCCCCAGGGTCGCATGGTTCCGGTGGGAGTCCCATCGTTCTGAAAGGAGCAGACGCACGCGACCCGTCGAAGTACAGAGCCGCGAAAGCGGAGGCGGAAAAGCGGGGCGTGCAAGTGATCATCCAGGAGTGACCAAATGTCAAACACCCTTTCATCCTATGATCCTCTGTTCTACGCGCAGGAGGGTCTGATCGCCCTGGAGAAGGCGCTCGGCCTCGCCAACCGCGTTCACAGAGGGTACGACAAGAGCCCCCGCACGAAGGGCTCTGTCATCGACATCCGCGTCCCGTCGGTCTTCACGGCGGCGAACGCGCCTGCGACGGCAGCTGACATCACCGCCACCAATGTCCAGATCAACCTGGACCAGTGGAAGGAAGTGAAGTTCAAGCTCACCGACAAGGAACTGTCGGCGACGCAGGACGACATCATCAACGAGCACATCCGCCCCGCGGCCTACGCTCTGGCCGACAACATCGACCAGGCGATCGCCGCCCAGTATTACCTCATCCCCTGGATCGAGGCAGCCGAGTCCACCGCTGCGGTGTCGGACATCGTGAACTGCCGCAAGATCCTCTTCGACAATGGCGTGCCGATGAACGACGGGATGCTCTACTTCATGGTGAGCCCCACCATCGAGGCCGAGTTCCTGCAGCAGTCGGCATTCGCCCAGTGGTCCGGCGCCGGGGCAACCGGTGAAGCGACCCAGCGGACCGCCGTGTTCGGCAACCGCTACGGGTTCGAGTTCTTCGCCAACCAGAACGCCCCGAGCTACACCGCTGGCGCCCTGAGCGCGGGCACCCAGCTCCAGCTCAATGCCAACATCACCGCTGGCGCCACCTCCACCGTGTTCAAGGACAGCGGCGGCTCCCTGACCGGCACGGTCAAGGCCGGTGACACCTTCGTCATCGCCGGGCACTCCCAGCGCTACGCGGTCACCGCGGACGCGACCGCGTCCTCGAACCTCGTGAGCGTTTCGTTCAGCCCGGCTGCCGCCACCGACTACACGGCCAGCGACAACGTGACCGAGTCGCAGACCACCAGCACCCAATCGCTGGCGTTCCACCGGAACTTCCTGGCGCTCGCGATGGCGCCGCTGCCGGAGCACGGCAACCAGCTCGGTGCGAAGATCGCGTCCCTGGCGGACCCGAAGACCGGGCTCGCGCTGCGGTCGCGGATGTACTACGTCGGCGACAGCTCGGAAGTCCACGTCGCTCTCGACGTCCTGTACGGAGTGAAGGTTCTCGACGGGAACCGGGCGGTCCGACTGCAGGATGCGTAAACTACTGGTGCGGGGGGCTTTAGGGCTCCCCGCCCCTTGATGTAAAGGAGACGACATGGGCAAGTCGATCCCGACGATGGTGGTGAAGAACAAGCAGGGTCACCTGATGCGGATCAACGCCACCGATTACGACCCCAAGAAGCACGTCCCGGCGGGTGAAGCTGCCGCGGAGGCGTCGAAGCCGAAAGCGAAGGAACCGACCAAGGAAGAGGCCGACGACTTCCAGAAGAAGGTCACGACGGCGATGTCGCACAAGGCCCTGGAGGCCATTGCCGACGAGATCGGCGTCGAGATCCCGGAGGACCTGAAGACGCTGGCGGACGTCCGAGCCTTCCTGCTCTCCAAGGGGGAATAGGGGGTGAGGCATGGCTCTGGTCGCTGAAGACGGCACCGGCAAGTCTGACGCCAACTCCTACATCACCCTGACGGATGCGAACACCTATTTCACGAACAAGGGCGCCCCTGCAGCGTGGACGGCAGCCTCGGATGCGGAGAAGGAAGCTGCGCTGATCACCGCCACGCAGTATCTCGACGCTCACTACAGGTGGATCACCGGAGAGATCGGATCGAGCACTCAGTCGCTCGGGTGGCCCCGCGACGGAGCCTACGACCGATTCGATCGCTCGCTCAGCTCAACCGAGGTTCCGGACAGGGTCAAGGACGCCTGCTGCGAGGCAGCTGCCAGGGCGTTGTCCACGGACCTCCTGGCAGACCAGGCGCAGAAGGTCCTGGAGCAGGAAGTGGTCGGAGCCGTTCGAGTGCGCTATTCCGAGGGATCGTCCCAGGGGACGACGTATCCCCTTGTAGATCAACTACTTGCAGGTCTCGCTGCGTCGAGTTCCTACGAGGTTGAGATCGTCCGGTCATGAGCACCTTCGACTACTCTCAGATGGCGGCTCTGGCAGAAGACCTGCTCGGGCAGTTCGGCCAGACGATGACGCTGCTTTCGATGGGAGACGGGTCTCAGTACGACCCGCACGAGGGCGGCGGCTACGTGACGACCTCGGCCTCGACGGTTGTCGGGGTCATCCTGCCGACGTCGAACGCGAAGGTGCGGGGCAGCGAGGGCGCCCTCACCGACTTCGACAACTCAAGCCTCGGTCTCGCCGACTCGAAGAGGAGGTTCGCGATTCTGAAGGCGAAGGACTCGACGCTGCCGCAGGTCGCCGACACCATCACGGACTCGTCCGGGACGACCTACAAAGTCACGGGCGTCACCCAGGTCGCCCCGGCTGGAGTGGACATCGTCTGGCGCGTGGGCCTGGAGGACGCCTGATGGGCGATTTCTTCCGCACGATTCAGCGCTACCAGGGGAAGGTTGAGGACCATAACTCCAAGATCTTCAGGAAGATATGCTTCGACCTGTACGCTGAGATCGTGAAGAGGACCCCGGTGGACACCGGCCTCGCCAGGGGGAACTGGAGGATCGGTGTGGGGTCGGTGCCGCAAGGCACGCTCGACCGGAAGAACAAGAGTGGCAGCAAGATCGGCGACGAGGTCTCGAAGGTCCCGAACAAGGTGAGGGAAGACACGGTGGTTTACATCGCCAATAACCTCGTCTACATCTGGCCGCTTGAGCGTGGGTGGTCGAAACAGGCGCCGAACGGAATGGTTTCGGGCGCGATGCAGGCGATCCTCGCGGCGATGCAGGGGCGGTGAGCGATGGCTCAGGTCTACGATCAGGTGCAGCAGGCTCTGGAGACCCACCTCCTCGACTTTGATCAGCTGCCGGTGATCGTTTCATCCGGCACGCCGTCAATCGCATTCGAGAACGACCGTTTCACGCCGACCGAGGGCGAGGATTGGTGGCGGGTGACCCATAGCCCGACCGGCCCGCCAGTTCGAGGTTCCTACGGCGAGAACGGCTACACGAGGCTCGACGGGGAAATGTACGTCGAGCTGTATGGCCCCTCCGGAGAGGGGACCGGACGGATCAGGCGGCTTGCTGACGACCTGATCGCTCATTTCAAGTCAGGAACACGGATCATCTCCGATGACGGGGTCGCCGTGTCGGTGTGGCGGACGTGGCGTTCGCCTGGAGTTTCAGAACCGCGGTGGTATCACCAGACCGTAACGGTTTGGTGGACCGTTCACCGCCCGGAATTGTAAACCACTGGAGGATTAGAAGATGTCAATCGGACGTGGAGAGCTGCAGACGATCAGCTACATCCTTGAATCGTCCTACGGCACCACTCCGGGGACGCCCAACATGCTCGAACTCTGGCACAACACCGAGTCCATGCGACCGGTGCGGAACCCGTTCGAGAGCGCCCGGTCCCTCGGCGATCGACAGATCGGCGATGTCCGGATGGGCCGGAAGTCCGGTCAGGGCGACATCGTGAGTGAGCTGTGCTTCGCAAACTTCGACGACTGGCTGATGGCACTCATCGGCTACGACATTTCGACGGATTGGCCGACTCCGTTCTCCCAGGTCGCAGCGAGCACCATTTCGTTCGCCGCAGACTCGGGCTCGGATGGCGGGACGATTACGGACTCGGGCTCGGGCCTCGGCTCGATCTCGGTCGGCGACTTCGTCGAGGTCGCTGGCGTCACCGTCGAGACCGACAACAACGCGATCTGGTACGTGACGTCCGCATCTGCCGGTTCGATCGACGTGCAGCCGTGCTACACCGGCCAGGCAGCAATGGCGGACAAGACAGCTGGCGACTCGGTCACCATCGACCAAGTCGTCCGCATCACCAACGACACCAACGAGCAGAGCTTCACCACGGAGCTTCGCTACAACGACCTCACCCGCTTCCACATCTACCGGGGCGTGGTCGTCGACACCGGGGCGGTGACGGTGCCTCCGAATGGCATCTCCACGATCACCTGGGGTCTCCTGTCGAAGAACTACGAGGAGACGGCAACCACGCTGGACGCCGCTCCGACCGCAGCGTCGCAGTACAGTCCGTTCGACGGGCTCAGCGGCACCTACCTCGAAGGCGGGACCGCCGTGACCGTGATGACCGGGCTCGACTTCAACATCGCCAACAACTACATGCTGACGGAGAGCCTGGGCTCAGACGAGGCTGGAGAGGCGATCGCGAGGAAGTTCAGGATCGACGGCTCAGTGAGCTACTACAAGGAGGACGACACCATCTCGGCGAAGTTCTACAACGAGACCGAGTCGTCGCTCGTCTTCACGCTCACCGATCCGGAGAGCAACCAGTACAGGTTCACCTTCCCGCGGGTGAAGTACACCAGCTGCGAGGAGGGGAAGGGCGACGATGGGCCGATCATCAGCCGCATGAACTGGATGGCGCTACGCTACGCGCCAAACCAGGAACTGCTCAAGATGATGTACATTGACAAACTGTAAGTGACCTAGAGAGGAGGGGTTACATGGCAGAGAAGGCTCAGGAGAGCGCAGGGCGCAGCGTCGGTGTTGACCTGGGGTCGCTCGACGTCATCTCCGCGGCCGAGGGTGGCGCGTGGCTCGTTCCGACACATCCGGCCACTGGCGAGGTGCTGGAGGGATGCAGGGTACTGGTCTACGGGATGGATTCCCGGCAGTACGCGAAGGCGATGAACAGGATCGCCGACCTCCGGGCCGACCGGCAACGCACGCGGCGGAAGACGGACACGAACTTCGACGACATCCAGGCAGCTGAGCTGATCCTCGCGGTGTATCTCACGGCGAAGTGGGAAGGACTCCAGGACGAGGGCAAGACGCTGAAGTGCGATACGCCCGACAAGGTGAAGAACCGGGCGATCAAGGAGCAGACGTACACCAAGCACCGGTGGCTCGCAGAGCAAGTCGTTGAATTTGCGAGGGATAGGGCAAATTTTATCGAGAGCTGATCGAGCAGGTCTGCACAGCACTGAAGGTC